CCTCGAAATCAGGCGGGCTGACCGGGAAGGCGACACTGCTGCCGCCGCCGGACAACGTAAATACACAACCGTCTCCACCATTACCGCCCAGGGCTCCAAGAACACTCCCCAGTATGCTGGAAGCGGTACTCATAAAGCTTAAAAAACTACTCATCAGATCGCCCCCACAGTAGAATTAATGGCTTCCTTTTCCATTTCATAATGGATTTGTTCCGCCACTTTACGAGCAAATTCTCGAATATCGGAGCCGTTATTGATGGTCACACCGCTGATATTAACAGTAATCCCTCCGCCGGTTCTGAGGTTTCCAGATGCCGCGCCCATGTTGTATGCATTTCTCATGGACTGGCTGTGCGGAATAACCTGTGCGCCGGACGGAAGATTGATGATTTCAGCGCCACGGTCATTGACTGCCGCTGCGCCACCTGGCCAGTTTGTCGTGCCATTGTACAAGTAAGGGATATTTAATCCAAAGTGACTGCCGCCGTATTTCGGGACCCAGTCAGGGATATCGACAGAAATGGAATTGATTCCGCCGATTACCCCGTTGATGGCTGCTTTGATTCCTTGCAGAATGCCGTCACAGATTCCTTGCAGACCGCCAAAGATGCTGCTGAAAATATCAACAACTCCTTGCCATGCCATGGACCAATCCCCGGTGAAAACACCCGTGATAAACTCAATCAGGCCGCTGAACACGCCCAGGACCGCCGTGACAATCGATCCCAGAATACTAAATGCTGCCGTGACAGCGCCAGTGATGACACTGGAAACGATAACAAACGCTGCATAGAGCTGCCCGCCGATGACTCCGGCCAGTACATCAGATAACATATTCAAGACTCTGAAAACACCGGTCCCGTTCTGGAATGCCTGGGTAAGAGTCTGCCAAACTGTTTGTAGTTTCGAAATAGCCGGCTGGATCATATTCACCGCGGCATCGAATGCGCTCTTGATCTGCGCCCAAAGCCGCTGGAAGAACGGTCCGATGCGGTCCCAGTTCCGATAGATGAGGAAAGCTGCTGCTGCAATAGCAGCAATCACAATGCCCCATGGTCCCAGCATGGCCACGGACGCCGTGCGCAGCATGGTGAAGCCCCGCATCACACCCTGAACGGCAAACTGCAAGGCCTTGTTGCTGATGGTCCCGCCCTTCATCACCGTACCAATCTGGCCGTATACCTTGGCCATATTACCGCCGATGGTAATAGCCTTACCGGCGGCAATAGTAAACCCAGTAAGGCCAACGAATGCACCAGCTATCTGGACAATCATGGTTTTGGTTTCAGGGGACAGGTTGGTAAGAGCATCCGCCAGCGCCTTGATGCCGCCCGCAGCCCACTGGATTGTAGGTGCCAGGGCAGAACCAAAGGACAGCCCCAGAGCTTCCACGGAGCCCATGAGGGAATCAATGGAGCCCTTGAGCGTCTTCTGCATGGTCATGTATGCCTGATGGCTGCTACCGGCGCTGTTGTTGATGGCATCCGCTGCCTGTTTGTATGCTTCTGGGCTGGTCTTAATCAACGACAGCAACCCGCTATAAGCATCTTCACCGGCAATGGCTTTGGCCATAGCGACCTGTTCCGTATTCGACATGCCGGACATGGCCGTCCGCATCTGGCCGATGACGTTTTCCAATCCAACAAAATTGCCGCTTGCATCTTTAATCTTGAGCCCCATCTGTTCGATGGCATTGGCAGCATCTTTCGGAGGCGATGCCAGACGGCTCATCATGGACCGGAGGCCGGTACCAATCGAGCTGGCTTCAATGCCGTTGTTGGACATAACCGCCATGGCAGTGCCAAGTTCTTCAATGCTTACGCCCAGTGCGGCCGCTGGAGCGCCTGCATACTGCATTGCAAGGCCAAAGTCCTGCATACCCAGCTTCGACGCATTGGCTGCCGCTTGGATAACGTCGGCAACGTGAGTGGTATTAGATGCTACATCACCTGTGGTCAGGCTCCAAATGGAAAGTGCAGAGGTTACGACATCGGACGTGGTGGCTAGATCCTCACCGGATGCAATAGATGCCTCGATGATGCCAGGCATGGCCGCGATAGACTGGGAAGCATTGAAACCGCCCGCTGCCAACCTATCCATGCCCGCGGCTGCTTCCTGGGCACTGATAGGGAAATCAGCTCCCATCTTGGAGGCTGCTTCCCGCATCTGGTTCAGCTCTTCCGTCGTGGCTCCAGCCTTGACGCCTGCCGCTGTGATGGTCTGGTCGAAATTCATGAATGTCTTAACACTTGCTGCACCCAGAGCCGTAATGCCCGCAGCCGCCGGGAGCATGGCTTCACCTAAATCGCTGACATTCTTCCCCGCTTTGGAAATATCACGCCCCATACGCTGGTTGGCTTTACTGGTTTCTTCCATACTGTTCCGAATCCTTGCCAGCCCGCTTGTGACATTGTCCTGGAGTCTCATGATTACATCAATAATTTCGGCCATACGTTAACCTCCTTTCACTTTATTCTCTATTTCTTCGCGGGCATGTTCCTCGCCCTCGATTTCTTTCATCATGAAAGCCCGGAGAACTACATGCTCGCCCGGGCCCATTGCATACCACTCCGACGGCTTCACACCATGCCTGACATAGTGCCAGTACATGGTCTGAACATCCCCGTCGGAATCTATCAGTTTTTTACTTCTTCAACCTTTGCAGCGTTCTGTTCGCTGCCAAAGCCGCAGAGTTCCGTAATCTGTTCCGCAATGTCAGCAATTTCGCCGGCATTGAACAGCTTTTCAAACAGATCTTTTCTAGTACCGGAACCATAGTGCTTGAGGACCTCTTTGCTGTCAAAGTCCTTGTTGGTGATGCCGTCAACCAGCAGCATAATCTGCAACTTATAGGTATCAGCGCCTACAGGCTTATTATTGCGGTCAAACTTTACCGCGCCGTCCTGAATTTCCCTTACGCGCCTGGATGGAATCTGGCACAGATGAAGCACAAACGGCTCACCGATAATGCCGGAGAGCCGCTTTACTTCGAAATCTTTCGTTGCTTTTTTCATTACCTTGCCAGCATCAGCTGCAAGCAATGCCTCTGCTAAATTCATAGAACACCTTGCCTTTCTTATTCAGATGCACGGTCCAGAATATCAAAGTCCGTGAACGTGAAGTCATAGCTGTCTTCGGTCAGTTTTTTCGCTTCCCAATCCATGAGCGTCAACTTATCAAAGGTCGCGTCACGGATGCAGACACGTTCATCTCCGATAGCGTCCGGATCAGACAGCTTGGCAATGATGGTGCAAACCGTCTGATGGCCATTTTTAATGTTATCAGCCATTTTATCAATCATGTAGGAAGAGATGTGGTTCATTTTAATTTTGCCTTTCCCTTCCCATCCGGTTGTCTTGTACTGCTTGCCGCGCTTTTTAACCTGGTTGACTTCTTCTTTTACCAGATTCACTTCGGCCTGAAAAGCAGTTACCTGAGCCATGTAATCAGAATCAATCCATACTTCACCTTCGGTGCCGGACATAACCTGCTGGGCTACCATAGAATCTGCCATAGTTCAACACCTCCTTAAATATTGATTGGAAGTTCGATATCTTCCATTGCATCAAGAATTTTTACCTTGGCGGTCAGGAATACTTTCTTCTTCGTATCCAATTTCTTGATTTCCAAGTCAGACATATCGGCAAGTTCGTCCTTCGTATACAGGCCATGTTCGAGCTGATACGTTTTCACGGCTTCTACGTCGATATCAATCGTGGAATAGTCCTTCTGTAACAGGCGCCCCTCTTCCAGCTCTTTGAAATAGCCGCCAATCGCAGTGATCAGCAGCTGCTTGTTGTCGTAATCGTTCGTGTATTTGCCGATGTAGCTGTCCTGGGCGGTTTTCTTGATGTCGTCATACATCATGTCCATGACATCCACAGTCTTGATGGTCTGATAAGCTTCCAGTTTCCCCTGGGTGGTGGTGACCAAAGAGTTCATGGCACGGCTCATCTTGAACTTCTCGCCGTCATACCAAACGAAAAATTCACCTTTGTTGACCTTTTCGTCATTTTCATCAAGGCTGTACTTATCGCAGTCAATGACTTCCGCCAGTGGGGCATACGTTGCGGAAATTGTCATCGGGGTACCTGCAATCAGGCCGGCAATACGTGGCGTGTACTGTGCGCCGGTATAGGATTTTGCCTTGGTCTTGATGGTAGTGTTCGAGAAATTGATGACACCTTCATAGTCTGCGCTGTAGCCAGGCAGTACGACCTTGGATTTCTTGTACTTGTTTTCACGGTTCGTTTTGAGCCAGGTCGCTACGGATTCCAGCTGCGCCGTAGCGATGGACGGAATGGCCAGATAATCCCAGCGGTCTGTTGCCAGAATCTTGAGCGTATCCGCGAATTTGTCCTCAGAACTGTCCTTGGTTTCATTGGTTGCCTGCAAATAAACCTTGACGCGGTATGGCGTCTTGGTATACCCGATGAGGCACTTTGTGATGTAATCGCGATTATCGTCAGTCAGCTCCGCCGGAATGTCATCGGTGGTATAAACGGTAAACGGGTTGGTGATGGCAGCCACATCAGTTGAAGTGGTACCACTAGTAATTTTATGGTCAGTCAGCAGCTTTGTGATAGTGTCCTGTGGCTCTTCGAGCAAGAGGGCAACAATGCCACGCTGGCTGCGTTCAATAGCTTCGATGCCGGCTTCAATAAACGCAATGTTTACGGAAGGCATTCCGAGTTTTGCCATATATCTTCACTCCTTCATATAGTTTCTGAATCAATCTTCGAATTCCATTTTTCATCCTCAACAGTACGATGGCTGTTATTGGAACTGGTATGGATATTCAGTTCGACTTCACTCATGATTTCAACATTCCCGTCAGCAGTCTTTTCAACCTGTTCCAGGAACGGAATCACTATGGTTACCTGCAAGATATCCTGTTCTTCCCCGGTACGGTCATCCTCGACGCTCTCAACATGAAGATAACGGTCCCCAACCTGTATGCCAGACTGGAAGAGCCGCTGAATGAGATCAACAATCCCTAAGTAGGTAATCTCATTCTTTTCGTTATCCCTGGGGAAATAGGTCAAAGCAATGGTCAGCTCTTTTTCTACCACATTATCCGTATATGGAGTCATGCGAGACGATGCTGATACAAAAAAACATGGTTTCTTGAACTTTTCAAGGACCTCATCCGAGTAGACTTTGCAGCCGGTTGCCTTGGAAACGGCCTGGATAACAGCGCTTAGTGCATCAATCTGTTTTACGATTTTAGCCAAGATGATCACGTACTTTCTGGTAGAAGTCGTTGGCCATGCCATCCTTGATGCCGTCCCAGTTGTCCTGCACCGCTTTCTGCAAGAATCCCTTATGGCGGTTCAAGGCGCTGCGCCATTCTGGCTTAGGATTGCCATGAGTATCCTTTGGATTCTGCACGCCACGGTTCACCAAATGGAAATGTGGCGCCGTAGAACGGATTTCCGCGCGGGTATCTGCCGCCCGGTAGCCCTTAATCTTGCAGCGCCACGACTTCTTCAATTTGTGTGGGTGGTTCGTATCCCCGACAGGGGAAGCCTTCCGGATGGCCTTTGTCATCTTCTTGGCGCCGGCCTCCAGCACGTCTTCGGCATCGCCGGGGTACTGTACCCTCATTTCATCCAGTCGCCTGACAAATTCCTCAATCTTCACCAGAATCACCTCGCTCCTTTATGTTGCACATGAGTTCCAGTTTTACGTGGGCTTCATACGGGTCAACAACCGACATGATCCGATAGGTAATGCCAGCATATTGAACCAGCATATCCGGGGTAATCCCTTTCCGGTAACGAATCGTGACCTTTGTGACGAACTCAACCTTGTCTTTATACTGCTCATAGTAGGTTTTTCCTCGTGCCGGTTCGATACGGGCCCAAATGCCATTACCGATAGCATCAGTCAGTGTCTGATGGGTAAGTCCATATTCGTCGGTGCTTTCCTGATACTTCATGATATGGATTCTTTTATCGAGTGACCCGATTTCAATGTTAATCATAGGCTATCCCTCCGGGTAGTCACTGCACTGGGCGATATGAGTCAGCAACGCGGTCACAGTATGGGGAATCACGTTGATGGCGCCTGGCTTCTGGCTGTACGCAGCACGGTTTTCGTACCAGTGCGCCACCAGCATTTTGATACACAGGTCATATAGCTGGCTTTCGTTGCTGCCAGTATTGACCTTTCCCGTCGTCCGTCTTACATAGTCGCCGGCCGCGCTGATCAGGCTCGTTACCAGTTCGTCATCGTCGGTAATGTCATTATCTAGCTTTAAATAATTCTTTGCCTGGGCAAGCGTTACGGCCATGGTTCGTCACTCCTTACGCTGTCTTATTGCCAGTCAGCAGAACGAGAGAATTGAAGTCAACCGGGCGGCCGTCCGCAATCATGATGGACTTTCTTACAAGGTCGTCAGTGTCATTGTCTTCGTAAACCTTCATGGAAACATTGTAGTTGGTATTGAGGACGTAATCTTTCATTCTGTAGATGAATGCAAACACGTCAGTCTTCGTCAGAGTTGCGGCAAAGTCCGGCAGATAATCGCAGAGTACTACGTTACGGCCCATCAGAACACGTTCCGGAACGCCATTGATGCCGGCATTAACGCGCGCAATCGGCTGGCCGGCAGAGTCGGTCATGGCCATGAACTGCATAAAGGTACCCTTGGTCATAACCCATACGGAGCCAGCTTCGTACGCCTGGGGAACTTTGGCTTCTGCATCGGTAATGGTATCAAGGCCAAGCTTAGTAACGTTGATGGTAGAGCCCTTGGTGGTATCTTTGATGATACCGGTCGGCTGGCCAGAGCCAGTACCTTTGATGATGGCTTCTTCCAGTGCAACGGCCATGGCTTCTGCGATGTTGGAAACAATGGTATCTTCGAATGCAGACAGAGTCATGTATTCAGATTCCAGCGTTACCGCAACCGCGCAGCGCAGCTTGAAGTGGCTAAAAGTAACCGTGCCAAGTGTCTTTTTCTGCTTATCAGAAGTAGCGCCTTCTGCTACCCAGGTAGCTACCGGCTTAACGTCGGCAGTTGGGATAGCCAGGCCCGACTTATACGCAGTACGAGTAACGAGAGGCAAGATGTTTCCATAGGTGCGCAGCTTTTCAACGACACGGTTAAGAGTGGTCGGCGGAATCAGTGCGCCCGCATCAGTCGTAGTAGTTGCTGCACGGAATTCAGCCGGGATGGCAATGCCACGTACTACATAATCCATGAAGGCCTTACGGTATTCATCGGAGTCAAGGCCCTTGGTAGTTTCATTGGCCTTCGGCTTCTGGCGGCTATGTACGCCTTCCGGATTGTTTCCCAGATTGATGCCTTCGGCAATCTTTTCACGCTCTTCAATTTCTTTCTGTTCAGCATCCAGTTTTCTCAGTTCTTCCTGGAGTGCTTTCAGGTCAACCTTGCCGTCACCCTGGAGCGCGGCTCTGATTTCTTCTTTACGGCTTCTGATTTCAAAAAGTCTCTTATTCATAGTTGTCTCCTTTTCTCATAAATACGTTTCAGCAATCAGTTTTTCACGGAGTGCTGCTTCCTGTTCGTGGCGCTTCAACTCTTCAATAATGCCTTCATGGCCACGGGCGGCAATGCTGGTACCATCGTAGGCCGGGAAATCCACCGGGCTGGCATCCACAATCATGTCAATGTGCTTGATGGTCCTAGTCTGTTCTTTGGCTGCGGAATCATTTTCCCAGTCATCCTTATCTACCGTGAAGGCAAAGGACATTTTATTGATGTCCCCGCGCTTAATCAGCTGATAGATATCCTTGCCGGCAGTTGTCGGCGCGATGTCAGCCTCTACCTTGATTCCTCGTTCATCGGCTGCAATTTTCATAGAGCCATTGGACGTGCGTGCCAAGATAAGTGCCGCATCAGAGTGGTTATACCTCAGGATAACGTCACTCATGTCCGTATTGGCATCGACAGCGTTTCTGTCAATGACTTCGTAATACTTTGTTCCGCTGTATGGCGATTCCCACAGCAGCGTTTTTTCATTGAATACGGCAGCATAACCCTCAACATGGAGGCCTTCCCCTCCGCCTTCCTGGTCGGCAGCTCTCAGCGCCAGCCTTCTGCACTCAATCTTTTTCTCCATCCCCATCACCTCCTTCCGATGCGCCATTATCGTTGTCATCCTTACCAGTCTGATAAAGAGACTGGTCCTTTGCCTTTACGTAGTTCAGCGATACCACGATTTCCTCACCTTCCTTGCCAGGTAAGCCGGCATATCCGAATAACTCGCGGATTTCATTCCGCTTGATGGCGCCGGCAGGAATCATGGCCTCTGCAATCTTGACCTTCGATGCCGTACTCATATACGCCAGGCGGTTGGCTTCAAACAAAACCTCATTCCCAAAGCCGCGTTCCTTCTGGGTGAAGAGCTTCTCCGTAAATTCCTGAGATAATTTAATGGCAATCGGCGCGATGACGCTTTCATAGAAGGCCTGGTATTCCTCTTCCGTGAATTTCCCGGAAACGATTTTCTCGTTGACTCCGAAATACTTGTAAAGATTGTCGCGGGCAAACGTCATCTGGCTGGCATCAAATGTCTGGGTATCGGTGGTAAGCTGCTGGAACTTGCCACGATTATCAAGGCTGCCGATGCCACTGCCATTGGAAGGGCCGGCAAAGGAATCAACAAATTTCTGCCACATCGCTTCCTGGTCCTCCGGACGGACCGTGCCAGTCCACTGGATCACGCCGCGGAGCTTGCTGAAATTCTTGACCACATTGATGATGGCCGTCTTGACGGATTTCAGCAGGTTGATATCTTCCGTGAGGATTTGCCCTTCCGGATCTCCGAAAACTTCATCTCGGTTATAGTGTCTCCGGATGTGAATCAGTTCCTCATATGGGACTGTAGCCTGTTCGCCACTGCCAAAAGTAAACTTGCAGTACAGGTTCCCTTTGCGGTCCTCGAACAGTTCCAGATTATTGAAGTTCAATGGCCATAATGCGGTAATGTCTCCAAACTGGTTCCTCTGGATATAGACGAACAGGTTATTGTAGCAGTAATACTGGGCAACAATTTTCTCGATGAATTCCGATGTCGTCATTAATGGGTTAGGCCGGATAGAAAGGATGTATTGCAGCTTATCATCTGCATTTTTCACGATATTTCCGTCCCGCCGGATAATGTGCTTCGGATGCAGCTTCCCCGCATGGCGGGCAATGGTGTCGATACAGTTCCGCCCGGTGGCCGTGTCGTAGACATTTCCATCAAATGGCACGTAGTCGTTGGAGTAGCCATCCAGCAGCTTCGCCCTGGTCAAACCGTCATGACGGAACAGCCGCCCGAAAATGGTCTGCATCATGCTTCTTAATTCCAAGTCTTCACCCCCTTTCAAATAAGGTTCATATAGTCTTCTTTGTTCTGTTCCAGCGCTGTATAGGCATCCAGTAGAGAGGCAAACCCATCAATACGCTTTCGCGGGTTGGACGTTTTGCACGGCTGAATGTTGTCATTTCGGTCTACATCGACGGCCACATTCGTCATGCACCATTTCAAGATTGGATTGTTATCATAAATAATCCGCTTGGCTGCCAAATCAGCTGCCAGATTCTTCATTGGTCCGGATAACGTCTGCTTGCCCTGAGCTACAGGGACCATCACGTCATCGCCGAACCGCTCTTTCATGCTCTGCACCAGGTAGGCCGCACTCCATCGGTCATAGCCGCACTTGAACAAATAGATGTCATCCTGTTCCATTTCATCGACGAACCATTGTAGGATGAGCCGGTAATCATTGCGGAAGCCAGGCGATGTCCGGAGCCAGCCCTTTTTCTTCCAAATATCGTAGGGAACTTGGTCTTCATGCACGCGTTTTTCCAATAAATCCTCCGGAATCCAGTACATTTGCTTGATGTAAATGTTCGGATCATCACGGACGCAAAAAAGCATCGTAGCGCATGTCAGGTCCGTTGTTTCGGACAAATCAAAACCACCTATTCCATACTTAGGCTTGAGAGCCTTCATGTCATAGGTGGTTTCATTGTTCAGCTGGTCGAATGTAAAAAATGCTTCCCCGCTAGTTTCGCGGATGTTGAAGTCCTTGCACAGTAAGTTCTTGACCCTGAGCGCGTCATGCTGCGCTTGGTAAACCTTCTGCGCCAGCGTCTGGGTATTCTTGATGCTACCCAGGCCCGGATTGGCTTTTGCCCAGCACGCTGGGTCCGTCCACTCTTCCCGTTTATCGAGTTCATAGACGATAGGGAGGATGGTTTCATCCTTATAGCCGGCCGGGTCCTCATAACCATTGATGATACGTTCGCATTCATCATATTTCAGGTCATAGATGTTATCACGGACCGTGCCGGCCGTCGTGGTAATGATACAGAGTGGCTGTTCACGGGCCGTCATGCCGTCGATGAGGACATCATACAGGTTCTTATCTTTCAAGGCGTGCAATTCGTCGATGAGCGCCCCATGCACGTTTAGGCCATCCAGCTTATCAGAGTCAGAGCCCAACGGCTCGAACGTTCCCTCATTGAAGCGGGACCGGATGACGGATACACGCAGATCTAATTTCTTATTCAATGCCGGCGACTTCTTAATCATTGAGCAGGCTTCACGCCAGATGATTTTTGCCTGGTCCTTTTTGGTGGCTGCGGAATAGATTTCCGGGCCGGCTTCCCCGTCCGCCACCAGCAAGTACAGTCCAAGGCAGGAAGCAAAGGTAGATTTTCCGTTTTTACGGGCGACGATAAGAATCAGCTGTCGGTACTCACGGAGCCCGGTATCTTTATCTACGAATCCAAAGAGAGCTGCTGTGATGGCCTTTTGCCACAGCTCCAAGAGGACTGGCTTCCCGCCCCATTTGCCCTTCGAATGCTTACAAAAGGTCTGAATGAAGTCAATGGCATATTGGGCTTTGGCATCGTCGTAGATATACTGCGAATTTTGGTCATTGATTTTTTCCGTCAGATGCTT